GGAAGACCGGCGACCACCTCGTCTTCGACGCCGAGGAGAACACCGTGACGCTGCAGGCGACGACGGCGCTCACGCTGCGCGCGGTCGGCGCCATCAGCATCGAGGGCACGCAGATCACCATCGGCGGTCGCGTCGTCCGGCCCATCGCCGCCCCCATCTGAAGGAGACGACCGTGGCCCTCCCGATCTGCCTCGAAATCCCTGAGCTCGGCGATCCGCCGGTCATCACGCTGCCGGGCGGCGTGAGCATCCAGCAGTTCAACCTGATGGAGGCCATCCAGCCCGCGCTCACCCCTCTGATGCCCGTGTTCGACATCATCGACACCGTGGTGGCGGTCTTTAACTGCGTGAAGGCCATCCCGGACTCGCTCGGGCCGCCGCCGGACCCCACCGCGCTCGCCGCGTGCATCCCCGAGCTGGCCGAGAAGGTGTCAAAGCTCTTGAAGCTCATCCCGCAACTCTCGCTGCCGTACACCATCATCGGGATCATCGACCTGGTCATCGACACGCTGAGGCAGGCGCGCGATCAGCTCCTGCACCTGCAGCAGCAAATGCAGCAGATCCTCGGCGCCATCGATCGCGCCACCGAGCTCGAGGACGCGGGCCTCATGGCCATCACGAGCTGCGCGCAGGCGAACGTCGCGACCGAGGCGGCCAATGTCGGCAAGGCGCTCGCGAGCCTTGGCAAGCTCATCGGCATCCTCAACATCTTCCTCGGCATGGTCGGCGCGCCCGAGGTGCCGGACCTCTCGAACCTCGCGGGACGTCCGCTCGACGAGGTGGTGCCGCCGATCGACGCCATCGTGAAGGCGCTCCAGGACGTGCGCGGCGCCATCCCGGTGCCGTGAGGAGGACGCCATGAGCCGCGAAGCCCAGAACCTCCTCATCCCGTTCCGGCGCGACAAAAAGCGCGACTTCGCGGTGGGCAGCGGTGAGGCGCTGCTCGCCTCGAAGGTCCGCCAAGCCTTGCTCACGGAGGGCGCCACGGCGCGCTCGTCGGGGGAGCTGCCCTGGCGGACCAACTTCGGCGCGGGGCTCGCGCTGCTGCGTCACCAGCGCAACGACGCCGCCCTGAAGGAGCTGGCCCGCGTCTACGTGCGCGACGCCCTCAAGCGCTGGGTCCCAGGCGCCACCCTCGTGAGCCTCGCCATCGAGCAGGACGGTCCGGTCCTGACGCTGCGGGTGCGCGTCCGCGAGCGCGAGACCAACGCGGCGGTGGCCGTGTCGATCGAGCGGTGAGCCCGTCCCCGAGGGCTGGTTCTCCGGGGCTTTGCCTCCTCGGAGGCATCCCGCCGTGGCCACGCTGCCCGAGTCCGTCGACTACACCGACAAAGACTTCGACGCTCTTCGGGCGCGGCTGATCGCGCTCATCAAGAGCGTGTTCCCGGACTGGACCGACTTCGACGTCGCCAGCTTCGGGAACCTGCTCGTGGAGCTGTACGCCTACGTCGGCGACGTCCTGACCTTCTACCAGGACAACCTCGCCCGCGAGTCCCGCCTCGTCACAGCCACGCAGCGCAAGAGCGTGATGGCGCTGGCGAAGATGCTCGGCTACCGGCTCCACGGCGCGCAGGCGGCGACCGCTGAGGTCTGGCTCCAGCTTGCGCGTGTGCCCGTGGCTAGCGTGACCTTCCCGGCCGGAACGGTGCTGCGCACGCAGGAGGTCACCGAGCCGGTGCGCTTCCAGCTCCTCGCGCCTGCGGTCATCGCGGCCGCCGCCGATCCTCCGCGCGTCCTCGCGCTCGTCGAGAACTCGAAGGCGCACACGCAGCTCTTCGACGCGCGGGGCTTGGCCGACCTCGAGCTGCACCTCGACTTCGCGCCGTACCTCGACGGCTCGGCCATCGTCTCGACGCCGCAGGGCGCGTTCACCGAGGTGGATAGCTTCCTCGACTCTCGGCCCAACGACCGCCACTTCGTCGTCGCCGTCGACCAGAACGACCGCGCCACGCTCCGCTTCGGCAACGGCGTGAGCGGCATGCCGCCGAGCGGCACCGTCTCGGTCACCTACAAGACGGGCGGAGGCAGCGCGGGCAACGTCGACGCCGAGCGCATCGCCGTCATCGAGGGCGCCTTCAAGGACGCCTACGGCAACGCTGTCCAGGTCTCGGTGCGGAACCCGGCACCAGCCTCGGGCGGCGCCGACCGGCAGACCGTTGCCTCGGCGAAGCTGCTCGCGCCCGAGAGCCTGCGCGCGCTCACGCGCACCGTCGCGCGCGAGGACTTCGAGATCAACGCGCGCCGCCTCTCCGGCGTCGCCCGCGCGCTGATGCTCACGTCGAACGAGGACCCGACCATCGCCGAGAACACGGGCATCCTCTACGTCATCCCGCAGTCCCAGGCGTCCGGCGCGATCCCCACGCCCGCGCTCAAGAACCTCGTGCTTCAGCAGGTGACCGAGGTCTACCCGTGCACGCTCACGTTCCAGGTCAGCGTGCAGGACCCGGTCTACAAGACCGTCGACGTCGCCGCGCGCATCTTCCTGCGCCAAGGCTACGCAGCCAACGATGTGCGCGACCGCGTGCGCGCGAACCTCGCCGCGTACTTCCGCGTGAACGAGCCCGACGGCACGCCGAACCCACTCGTCGACTTCGGCTTCAATGTCAAGGACGCCGAGGGCAACCCGGTCGGCGAGATCGCCTGGTCGGACCTCTTTAACGTCATCCGCGACACGCCCGGTGTGCGGAAGATGGGCGACTCGCGCCTCGACCTGACTCTCAACGGGCTGCCTGCCGACGTGCGCCTCAACGTGCGCGAGTTCCCGGTTCTGCGGACCGTGACGTTGGTGAATGGCGACACGGGGGAGCTGCTCTGATGCCGGTCCTCAACCCCAGCTTCGAGGACGCGGGCGCGCTGCCCGGCGAGGCCGAGCATTGGGCGCTCTCGGCGGTGACGAGCCTCGAGGAACTCGCGGGCTTCGGCGCCGCGCCCGAGGAGGCGTGGGAGGACTTCGAGCGCTGGTTCGACTTGCTCGACTCCATCGACGACGTCGTCGTGGTGCTCGCGTTCTTCGACAGCGCGCTCAAAGGGTACGAGGAGTTCGAGAGCGGTTGGGCCAACGTCGTCTACCTCCACGACCTTTCGCCTGCGCAGCTCGTCACTGCGACCTTCGACGGCCTCGCCGCTGAGGAGTGCGAGACGGGATGGAGCAACGTCCCCTACGCGCGGGAGTGGGCCGACGTCGTAGCCGCGACGGGGGTCTTCGACGGCGAGCCGCACGAGGACTTCGAGGACCAGTGGCGCAGCAATCAGCTCTACGCCTGGACGTGGGCAGCGGTCACCTCGAGCACCGCGATGTTCGACGCGGGCGCGCAGGCTGTCGAGGACTTCAACAACGGCTGGACGAGCATGACGACACTCTGAGGAGACAACGATGGCCGAAGCAGACTGGACCTACCTCAACGACGGGCTCGACATCGCAACGGTGGACCGGGGCGTGACCGCGGGCATCGCGCGCCCACCGGGCGGCGGCAGCTTCCTCTACGCCTTCAACTCGCTCTCTGCCGTCGAGGGAGCGGTGGGCCTCTTCGCCAACCTCGCGAGCTTCGCTCCGATGGCCAAGGGCGGCTCCATTCGAGGCGTCGTGCAGCGTGGGCCGGGCGGCGGCCCCACCGGCTTCTCACCGTTCTTGTTTCTCTGCTGCCAGGGCAACTCGGTCAACGACAGCGCGTACCTGCTCGGCCTCTCCGATGACGATCCGCACCGCATCGTGCTTCGGAAGGGCGCGGTGACGGTCGGCCTGCCCACGGCCGACGGGCCCGGCGTGCTGCTCAAGTCGGCGGCCTCGTTCGCGCAGGCGACGTGGCTGCACCTGCGCCTCGACGTCATCGTGAACACCAACGGCGACGTCGTCCTCAAGGTTTTCCAGAACGACCTCGCGCTGCACGCGCTCGGCACGCCACCCGACAGGCAGCCCGTGTCCGGCATGGTGGAGTTCATCGACGACCACCTCGGCATCAACTCCGGCTCGCAGCCGCTCACGTCGGGGCGCGGCGGCTTCGGCTTCTCCGTGAAGGATGTCACGCGGCGCGCCTACTTCGACCACGTCGAGCTGTTCCGGCAGGTGTGAGCGATGGCGCTGACCGCGTTCACCAGCCGTCTCGGGCGCGGACAGGGGCGCCTTGCGACGCCGAAGGCGACGGGCGGTGACTACGCCTTCGTCCTTGGCGACGACGAGTCCGGGCGCCACTACGAGCTCGCTCCCGGCGACCACGCCGAGATCACGCAGCAGACGGACCTTACGGGCGTGATGCTGGTGCGCGCGCTCCTGCGGTTGCGCGTGCCCGCGTCGACCCCACTAGGCCTCGCGTGGGAGGCCAGCATCCTCGTCGATGGCACCAAGCTCGCGTTCATGCGCGCCAAGCCCGGCCGCGAGCGACTCGTCACCGATCTCGCCGCGAACGTCTCGAAGCTCTCGGGCCTGCACACCATCGGCGTGCGGCTCGAGCTGGTGATCGCGTGAGGAGCCTGGCATGAGCACCACCGAGCTGCCCGCGCTCTACATCGACTCGGTCGCGCTGGTCGCGGCGACGCCGAGGCTCGTGCTCGTGAACCGCGATCCGAGCCCCGGCGAGAGCGGTGTGCCCATCGACGCGACGCTCACCCTCGAGCTGGTCGACACCGGGCCGGACGGCGTGGAGCGCGCGAACGCGCGCGTATGGATCGACGGCGTCCTCGCGTTCAACGGCAGCGCCGTGCCCGAGCTTGCCCCGGCCTTCGCGGGTCCGCTGGCCACCGTCACGCAGACCACCGACACGCTGCGCGTCGTGCTGCATCCGGTGGCTCCGCTCGCGAGCCTGGCCACGGTCCACGTGCGCGTGCTCGCTCAGACCGTAGGCGGCGCGGCCTCGCTCAACGAGGTGTACTCGTTCGTCGTCGAGGACCGGACTGCGCCGCGTGTCGTCGGCGCACAGGCGCTCGCGCAGAAGACCGTGCGCGTGGGATTCGACGAGCCCGTGCTGGTCCCGAGCGGGGCGAGCTTCCTCCTCACGCCGAAGGGCGCGCCGGCCGTCTCAGTCACCGTCGGCGGTGTGAAGGTCGAGGGGAGTGTCGTCCTCCTCACGCTCGACACCGAGATGACGCCCGACGTGCTTCACGAGGTCGTGGCCGTCGGCGTGATGGATCTCTTCGGCAACGCCGTCCTCAGCCCCTACGACCGCGCCACCTTCACCGGCTTCCGTCCCGCGCGCCCGGAGCGGCGCCGCTTCGATCTGTGGCGCATGCTGCCGAAGCACAACCGGCGCGACGACCACACCGGCGACCTGTTCCGCTTCATCGCGTGCCTGCAGGAGGTGACGGACCTCCTGCTCGCCGACGTCGATCGCTGGCCCGATATCTTCGACCTCGAGCGCGCGCCCGAGTCCTTCGTCGACCTCATCCTGCGAGACCTCGGCAACCCGTTCCCGTTCGAGCTCGACGCGATGGGCAAGCGGCGGCTCGCGTCGGTGCTCGTCGAGATGTACCGGCAGAAGGGCACGGCCAAGGGCATCCAGAACGCGATCCGCTTCTTCCTCGGCATCGACATCTCGGCCATCACGCCCTTCAACGCCGACACGCTCTACCTCGGCGAGTCGCTGCTGGGCGTCGACTGGGTGCTCGGCCCCTCCGACCGCTTCGCGCGCTACGCTTTCAACGTCGAGGTCGCGCGCATCCTCACTGCGCGCGAGCGCCAGCAGCTCCGGGCCATCGTCGAGTACCTCAAGCCCGCGCACACGCACTTCGTGGACCTCGTCGAGCCACTGCCGCCGGTGCTCCCGAACCACTGGGAGCTGGGCCTCAGCGATCTTGGGGAGACGACGGATCTGCACTGACGCGCGGCAAGCGCGACGGCTACTCGTCCTTGCGAAGGGCCAGGATGCGCACGGCCAGAACGTGAACCACTCGGTCATCGTCACCCGCGCCAATTGCTCGGGCGATCTCGCGCTCGACGTCGGCTTCCTCCGTGGCCTTGATCGTCGGCAGGAGCGCCTCGACCAATGCATCAAAGCCTCGGCGAGGCTCCGACGGCAGAACGGCTGCGGCCACACGTCGATGAATTCCCGGCAACCGCGCCTGGATGAATCTGTCCTCGACGGCTCCTCCGAATGAACGGGCCACGCGCTCGGCGAGATCGGATGCTCCTTTGAGCTTGGCTTTGATCCCCCTCGCGACCACAGCCGCCGTGCCGAGGGAACCCCGCATTCCGACCGCGTTCGCTTCACCTTCCAGAATGGCCTGCGCAACCGAGTTGGCAGACCCCGTGTACTCGGCGAAATCGGGAGCGGGGCCTACCTGTGCGTCAGCCAGTAGATCACCAACGCAAGGATCAGCGCGCCTACTGCGGCGGTCACCAGGCGGGTGCGGTTGGTCTTGCTCGTCGGCGGGACGGCTTGACGCTTTTTTTTTTCGACGACCCGGCGATCAAACCGGATGGAAGAGCCACCGGCATCGGAGAGCGGGACTTCCTTGATCATGGAGCGTGCCGGTGCGAGCAGATCGTCATCCGATGCACCGTCACTCGAAAACGCGGTCTTCCATTCATCGCCGAATGCCTGCACGACCTGAGGGCCCCAGTCTGCAGGGAGTTCGAGGTCGGCAGGGGCGCCCGCGATGGTGGGGAACCAGACGAAGTAGTGGGCGACGGGGCGACCTGCCGCATCCCTCAGCGTCGGGTCCTGGAAGGTCGTCGCGACGAAAGGCACCTTCTCACCATCGATCGTGAGCAGGACGCCGCCGACACTGACCGGGTCCCTGCCAGGTGTTGCGCCCGAAAAGGCGTCTGCGTGGAAGTCGTACCAAGTCTCGATGTGCGGGTGAACCGGTCGCAGGACGAAGCCGTAGTCCCACGTCCGGCCACGCGTGCGCCACAGTACGCTGTCGAGGTCGATCCGCACTCAAGGTCCTCGCTAGGTCTGGTTTCGGAAGAAGGCGCGCTGCGCTGCGGTCGATGCGAGCTCGGCACGAAGTGCGGCGGCGGCAGCCTCCAACACCTTCCCCTTCTTCGCAGCGGCAGCCTGCTTCTCGCGAAAGTAGTCGGCGCCTTTGTCGATGCCGTCTTTGAGCGCCAGCGCCTTCAGGAGCTGAGTCAGCACTTGGTACTTGGGCGGAAGGAAATCATCGAGTTTGTCGACCAGGTCGACGAGCGCGGACAGACGCTCAAGGATCGTCTTCAGGATGCCGAACCCGGAACCCTTTGCCGCCTTGTCAGCCAGCTCCGAGAGCACGGAGACGAGGGCTACGGGGGCAACGAGCTGGAGCCCGATGAACTCGTGCGCGTCGATGACATGACCGCCGTCGCCGCGAACGGAGGAGAGCAACAGGTATTGGCTGCCAAACGACTTCGAGTTCACCGCCTTGGCGACGCCAGCGAGCTGGTCAGCAGCTCCCGAGACAATGTCTCGGCACACCTTCTCGGCGGTCAGGTCGGCTGGAAGCAGGTCCGCTTTCGAGATCGCGATGATCCACTGCTTGGGCAACGACTCCAGAGGAGCACCGCTCGCCGCGAACTCGTCAGAGATGCGACGCGCCTCGTTGCGGAACTGATCGAGCAGGTGCCGAACGAAAGGGAGGCCCTCGGACACGTACTTCATCCCATCGACGAGAAGGATACCGACGTGGCTGGTAAGGAGCTTCGCGAGCGCGTCGCGTCGCGCGGCCTTCTCAGAGTCATCCTTCGGAGTCCGCTCCCACCAGCCGCCGGGGTAGTCGTACCAGACCACATGAAGCCCCGGCTCAGGCAGTCCTCCAACCTTGAAGCCGAACCGGTACTCGAAGAACTGCTCTGTGCCGAGGGGGAACTCTCCCTTCTCCATGCGGTAGTAGCGCGCGAGGAGTTGGTTTCCGTCTGAGACGTCAGCTGCCTCCAGACGATAGCCATGCGCTTCCTCGAACGAGTTCCGTTGCTGGTTGCCGAAGTAGCTCGCGAGGAAGGTCGTCTTTCCAGAAGAGCTTGGGCCGAAAAGGGCGAGGCGGATCTCGGGGACATCGTTCTTCATAGGGCTTCCGAAGCGCTTAGGTTGACGTGACGGCCGGCCGCAGGCCGCTGTTCGATGCTCGCTATCCTGCGCCTTGGTGGACAGAAGCGTCAATCCAGAACCTCTGATTTGTCCCCGCGCCGCACCGCCCGCGGCTTTGCCTCCCTGGAGGGCCTCGCGCCCTTCGAGGCAAGGACATGGCCGATCGCGTCGACTTCTACTTCCGCCAGCGCGTCACCGAGGCCGAGCTCGACCTCGCGTTCGCGTTGCTCGAGAAGGCTGACCGGGACCTCGCGGCCGACCTGAACATCTACGGCATCGTCTCCGGCGCTGTCCCGGCCCCGCACTCGCCGGTGCCAGACCTGACGGTGGACCTCACCGCGCCAGGGCGGGCGTACGACAACCTCGGCCAGCGCATGTTCTTCGGCACGGGCCAGACCGTGGACTGCGCCGTCGACCTGGTGGGCATCCCGACCGATGTCGCCACGGTCGGCAACGAGCGCTGGCTCGGCATCTTCCTTCGCTTCAAGCGCCAGCTCTCCGACCCGCGCACGGACGGCAACTCGCAGCAGGTGTTCTTCCGGCGTGACGAGTCGTTCGAGCTCGTCGTGCGCCAGGCGCCCGAGGGCGCCATCGGCGTCGCGCCGAAGCCCGC